TATCACTCCTGGCAAAATTAACCATCTTTTGGCTGATTTTTTTAAAAACGGAAAACCTAGAGTGATAACTTGTGATATTTCCGTTCTTTCCAAAGCAATCAGTTGTTATAAGCAGCGATATCCTGTTTTTTCCAAAGTCCCTTTGGGGACTTTGAACGCTGCTATTGACGACATGACTGGCTCCTCTTCTGTTGGCAAACAATTTCGCTCTCATATTAGATGGAAAGCTTTCGCTTTGAAGAAAAAACGCGACCTTCTAGTTCAGGAGGTCCGCGATGAGCTCACCCTTGAGGTTGAGAATGTTTTTTCTGGTCGTGGCCAAATGGAAATTTGGGGTACTTCTCCCAAATTTGAAGTCAGGCCTAACGACAAGATTTTTTCTCCTATTCCTAAGGAACGCACTTTTATGGGTTGCTCTCCTCTTATGTACATTGTCACCCACATCCTTTGGAATAATATTCTTTTGAGATTTGATGATTTGAGTAAGCGTAAAAGTATTCAAGACTTTCCTCTTCAAAATCTCCAATTTTTTAATCCTTTTCGAGGTGGCGTTGATGCTCTTGTTTCTCGATTGCACCACGCCAAGCATGATCCTTTTTATTCTAGTGATTTCACCTCTTTGGATTCATCTGGACATGAGGCTTCTTTTACACATTGGTTTTTTTCCGTTATCATTGACAATTTTTATTCTGATTTGACGGGGACTGTTGTGATTAATGGTACCTCATATGGATTTCGGCATGCTCTCAATTGGGCTAGGTTCAATCTTTTAAATAAGATTGTACTTGGCCCTGATGGTTATTATTATTTTCTAGTAGGTAGGGAACCTTCTGGTTTTTTTCTCACCCTTTTTAATAATACTTTGGCCACTGAGCTTTGCTATTATTACGCGCTTTTGCGCCATGGTTTTTTTGGGTTGAATTTTATGCATCACGCTATATCCAACCCTTCCTGTTTTTTTGGTGATGATTCGTTGATTCGATTCCCTAAGGGTTTGACTTTTGATGTCATTAAACCTTACATTAATGAGCTTGGATTTGTCTTTGCTCTTGAATGTCAAGAGGGCCCTTTGAGAACCCAGTCTTTTTTGAATTCAACATTTGCTCTTGCTGTCATTTTCAATGTCTTTAATTGTTATGTCTTTAAACCGAACGTAGATAAGCTTCTAGCTTCAATTTTGTTGAAAAATGATCAGCGTTTTCCCAATAGAGTTTATTGCAAGATGGTTTCGGTTTACACTCTTGTTTATCCTTTGCAATTTATTATTGGTGATATTCATTCTCGCATTTTCCATGATAAATATTTCAAGCTCATGCAAGATTATCGCTCCTATTTTGAGGAGAAAATCTTGTACATTGCTCAGCGGGATGAAATAGCTCCAATTGCTACTGTTTTTGCTCTTGATGAAATTGTTCGAGATCGCGATAGGCGTCTCATGGAATTGAATTTTGGAGTTTTACCACAATCCCGAGCATTGAATTTTGGCGGGATATCTCGAGTTGCACCAAAAGCTCGAGATTTGAGCCCCCTTTTGGGCTCTCAAACTCTCCATGAATTTCTTTCTTTATGAATTCACGTTCTCCCAATACTCACGAGCGTAATCCCGATTCTTGGGGTTCTCATAAGCATTGGAAAAAACAAGATCTCTTTCTTCCTTTTACAGAACTCTCTTATCTCCAAGATCTCGCCGATCGCATGAGTTCTTTTCAAAGCAATAAAAACAGGAGAATTTCCGGACCTGATTATATCAAAGGAAAAGATCCTGATGATTTTCTCAACAAGACCATTACTCGGGCTGTTGCTGCTGCGCTTAACGGTCGATCTCATGATTCTGGCCTTCAACTACAAGCGTCTAATCAAGCAAGAAACCAAAGATGGGCTCAAGTAACTCAAAAGCTCAAGAAAATGAATCAAGATTACGAGCGCAAAGAAAACCTATCCAAGCCTGCTGCTGCTGTTGGGGGTCAGACTCTCAAGTCTTTGAGAGCTTTTTCTCAACCCCTCCAGCAAAAACAGATTTCCGCAGCAGAAAAGAAGATTTCTTCCCCCCCTGTTTTGGTTAATCAGCACCCCACTTTTCGTAAACTTCAGTCTGAAAATGCTCAGCTGAAGAATCAATTGAAGCAAACTTCTGTTCACATGATGCCTAAGAAATTTTCTGCGCCTAAGTCAAAAGGCAATCATTCTGGAGGTTCTTCATCAAATCGCATGTCTTCCTCTATGCCTACTTACCCTACTGGCACCATGGTTTCAAACCCTGGAATTACTGAGAAGACTTCTACAAATGGTCAGCGCATGGTTATCCGTGATACCAATTTTGTTGGAACTATTTCTACTCCATCCTACGCTGTTCCAGCTCAGCAGACCATTATTTGGTCTCAGCGTCTTGATCCTAATTTCTTTTCTGTTGATGCGATTGCTGCTCAAGATTTTGATCGTTATGTTTATTGGCGGCTTAAATCGCTTCATTTTAAATTTGAAACTAACGTTCCTACGGTTGGTCGTGGCCGCTTTTATTTGTTTTACGATCCAGATCCTGAGTCTACTTACCCATTGGGGACTACGGTTGCTTATAACACTGTTAAGAACAACAACAATATTTATGAGTTTTCCATTTCTGAGAATATGGATTGTCCCATTCGTCTTTCAAATAAGAATGAGTGGCTATTTGTTGATAGCAATCTTTCTGTTCTTGATGTTCCCGACAATCGATTGACCTCTTGTGGTCAATTGGTTCTTGTTTATTTTAGCGGCCTTGATACTGCCACTGCTGCTGTCGATCTTGCTAATTTGTTTGTCACATTTAAGGTGGAACTTCAAGGTCGTCACTTTGATCAGTCTCTTTCTACTAAATTGCAAAGTTACCTTGTTTGCAATCCACCTTATTGTGTGAATTGGCAGGTCGGAACTTACCCTTCTACTGCTGGCGAAGCTATTACTGGTGGCAATTCTACCAATACTAATTTGTACTCTTTAGCTTCTTTGCTTGCCAGCTATCAAACTTCCCGTTTTGCTGGTGGCACCTCTGGCGGTGGCATTCAGCTCACCACTTCGTGGGCTGCAACCTCCGTCAGTTCGGCTGAATATACTTGTGGTTACATTCAAAATACCAACAATACTTGTTATTTTGATCATTTTGCTGATCCCAAGTTTTTGGTTGCCAATCCTTATTATGCCAATTCTGCCAGTGCTTTTATGAGCAATTATTTCCAACTCCCTCCTGGGGATTGGTCATTTGATTTTTATCTTGGCTCTATTGGTAATTCTACTTATAATGCCGGCAATATTTCCGGTTTGGTGGTTGAGATTTATACTCCTGATAACATTAGCTCCACCGACGTTGAAAATGCTGTCAGCACTATCGATTTGATTGGCTACTCTGCTTATGGTGCCAATAATAACGTTCAATTTCCCGTCCCTCCTTTGGGCTGGAATCAAACTTCTTTGGGTTTTTCTTTATCTGATCCCAACTCTGGTGGGGGTGTTTTACCTACTCAATTTTACCGCATTGCGGGCAAAATTCGAATTCGTGATTTCTCAAAAACTTACACTTCCAACCATATTGGGCAGTATAACAACATGGCTTTCTTTGATGTTGTATTAAATTCTCGAACTCTTAATACCGGCGTTTATCCAATTAATCTTTTGATCGCCAATTTTTCGAGAATTGACAATGGCAGCAAACAGGCTATCGCTTGTCTTAACCCTGATGTCAATTATGGGGAGGCTTATCTCATTCGCAATCACCAGAAGCATTGTTTGAAACCTCTTCTTCAATCTCTTCAATCTAAGCAAGATGAAGAGAAAAAAGAGGATTCCATTGTTGTTTCTGAACCTCCTTCGCCTGGCTCCCCTACTCCTCTTCCTAATATAGGCCTTTCTGCCTCCAAATTAGAACTTTTGACTAATGCAGCGCAAGCTCTTTCGTCAATCGTATCCAAGAAATGATTCGAACTGAGTTTCAAGATGTAGTTAAACGAACTTGAAAACCCAGATGTAGATCTTTTCTTATTGCCGAACTCATAGAATTGCGGTTCTTTGAGATGTAGGCTTTTTCTTCGCTGAACTCATTTTTGAGATGTAAGCTATTCCTTTGTTGCAATCTATTTTTTAGTGGTTGTCAGAATTTTTCCTCCAACCCTTTTCTTTTTAAGATTTGCAATCTTTTGTGCTCCGAAACGGATAAAGTACAATCGTGG